CGAGCTATAACTATAACACGGGATAGTCTTAAGGCGTGGTTAACTGCACTTTCGTTAAAACCACAAGGAGCAATGGATGAACTCATATTTAGGTGTGAGAAGAATCCAGGTCCTCCATGTAGTTATAATACTCAGTCCAGTATTGTCGCCACTAACCTTAATATATGGAATCCACATTTAGTTTCCAAGAGACCAGCTAAACTCGTAGCATTCGTTAATGCAGAGGGTGAAAAAGTTAACCCATTCCTTAAGGCGTATAGTCGATATGGATGTGGTTCTTATAATCCTGACTTACTTGCGTTGAATGCCGCTATGCGTTCGATCACCGATGATATGTCTCATCTTGTGATTGCAGATAAATTCACGTACGAAGAGTTGGCATGGGAAGATTCAGTCCAGAGTATCATTGTGGACAATGATAATGCATCATCGATAGCAAGAGGTACTAGTCCTGGTTATCCCTATAATATAACAATGTGTCGTACAAAGAAAGAGATCTGGGGAGAAGAAGGCCCATTCGAATTCAACTCTGATAACTGGAAAGTATTACTTGAGAAGTTAGAGGAGCAAGATCAGATGTTGAGGGCAGGAGTTCGTCCTGATTACTTCTTCCAAGACTGTCTAAAGGATGAAACACTGCCTATTGCGAAAGTAAAAGAAGGTAGAACAAGAATGTTTTCTGCATGTCCTGTGGATTATCTTGTTATGTTTCGTCGATATTTCTTACCATTCACAACTTGGCTAGTGAGAAATAGACTTCGCTTTCCATCTGCAGTTGGGATCAACCCTACGTCTCATGAATGGGACGGACTTGTCAGCCATTTATGTCAGTTTTCAATGCCTGGAGAAGTCAACTTCTTAGACGGTGATTTCTCACGTTTTGATGCCTCGCAGAAAAGTGAAATTTTCATTGAAATTTACCATGTAATTGAGAGGATCTATGAATTGGCAGGTGAGAAAGACGTGGTAAGGATGAAAGTCAGATCTCTATTGTGGAAGGAAGTGTATGCTTCTATCCATGTTTTTGCAGACCAGAAAGTATATTGGGAAGGTGCACTCTCATCGGGACATCCCATGACCAGTTTGATAAACTCTTTCTACAATATGGTTGCCTTTTATTATTCCTGGCATCGAGCATGTAATAAGATAGGTTATGCCATCACTGAGATCCCACCATTTTCCAGGAACGTTAGTCTTGTAGTATTTGGCGATGACAATATTATAGGAGTTTCAAAGAAAGCCCGTGATATATTGAAAGCTGAAGAGCTAGCCCTTTATATGGGTGAGCTAGGTCTTACTTTCACCCCTGTCGACAAGGATGGTACAGTACAAGCTTATAAGAGACTTGATCAATGTACTTTCCTGAAGCGAGGTTTCAGGTTAGAGCCAGCATTGGGCAATGTCTGGTTGGCTCCTCTGGATCTCACTAGTCTTATAAACTCCTTGATGTGGAGAAGGAAGACTTTTCCAGAGCTCGATCACTATAAATATGTTGGGGAGACATTTCTGAATGAACTCTCTCTTCATGATGATACTACATATTTTAAATGGAGTACATGGTTGATTGAGCAACTAAACCAAGCAGGGGTAATAACACGCAGAGTCGAATTGGACAAATATTTGCGTTTGAAACATGTTATGTCGAGCTTTGATTCCCTCTACGAATATACAGACTTGTATGTCGATAGATATGAATCTTTGAAACGAGGAGCAAGATTGTTTGAACAGGAAGATTTGTTAAGAATTGAGTGTAGCGGAGAGCCTAATTTTGAAGACGTAGAATGTGGGGGTCTTTTAATACCAACCACAAATATGGCAACAATTCTTAAAGCTATCGATGAAGTCATTCTATCAAATGTATTAGGGAATGGTAATAACCACCCTTTCTCCCAACATAATTCTTTTATGCGCCCCGAAGCCGATGGACAGGACATGTCTCGTAATAGCGAGGTAACTGTGACAACGGCAACCACGGTTAC